TTGGTTTAATATAAATCTTACCTGTCATTTGATTTCTATCTAAATCAGCTGGGTCTGATGATACTGTAACACGGAAGTCATATAGACCTCTATCCCTTCTAATAGCATCAAGAATTGGATTAACCGCATCCAAGAAATCTTGTCTTACTTTAGCATCATTTTGTTCAAATAATAATCTTACTGAAACTGCTGAAATGAGTTTTCTAGCCTGAAGTAATAATCTTCTTACATTGATTCTATCTAAAGCCGACTCTCTAATTTGCATTGTTTTATTACCCCAAATAACAGTTCCAATATCAGAGAATGTAGCAATTGGATTAATTCTTCCTTTGTAAAGAGTATCTCTATCTTCTTGAGTAAGTTTCTTTCTGGCTTTAACACCATTTACAATACCACGAGTATAACCTGCCGCAGCAAACCAAGGGAAAGCAATGTTATCAGTTAAAGCCAAGTTTCTACAAACCTCAGCAGTTGGTGGGATATAAATTTGAGTATTATTTACAGTATCTCTAGTTAATATCCAAGGGTAATAAGTTGCGGTATAGTTTGAATCTATATTACTTTCTTCCAAACTATCAACAGCTTCTTGTGGATAAATTAAATCAGTGTTTCCAACAATTGTAGGAACAAACATATTGTAGTCAGGTGTTGTGCAAATATAAATTGAGTCAGCTCTATCAAATTCAATCATTTCTATTGCTGATTCGACAAGATTTGAGTTATACACATAATCAATACCTGGAGTTACAAATACATTAATATTAACTGCTTCAGGATTTGCAAATGTTTGTTGACCTAATAAATAAGCATAATAGTCAGTATTTGCAAAATCTTCTCTATTATTACCTACAACAATACGTTTAAACGCACCAAATGTTCCTTCAGCTGTTGGGTATCTTAATGTAGGACAAGCTCCTTTTAAGTAACCATTACCACCTAATCTAAATCTATCAGTATTCGTTCTAGATTCTCTATATATGTCCCATCCATCAAAACCACCAGCAACTACAAGTGTAAACTTACGTGCAAATAATCTATAATATGGATTAGATTCATTATCAGGGTCAGAAGTGAATTCAGCTGAACCTACTTGGAAGGCAGATGTTCCACTTGTTGTAAAGAAATTAGATATTGTTATTGCCGAAGCATTTTTATCCATATGGAAACCTTGTGACTTAAACGCCCAATCGTTACTAGATGTTGCATTACACAAATCAATTGGGTTTTGTTTACCTTTATAACTTAAGTAATCAACATCAACACCAATAGTATCTGAAAAACCTAAATAAGTTCTTCTAACATTATCTCCAGGACTCCTACTAATATCATCAGTACCTGTTGAAGTACCAAATGGTGGGTTGTATATAACTTCACCAGGGAAATCATATTTTGTTTTATAAATTGGGAATGGTGACTTCGCTCCAGAATACTCTCTAAATGTATAACCTTCAAATCCACAAGGTAGAGCATCTATTGGTGCGTCTTCATTCATTTCTAACATAATATATTTTGAATTCAATTGGAATTCTCCATCACTAGTACCAATTTTTTTAGCGATGAAACTATTCTCACTTGGATTCATTGAACAATTAGTAAACTTTTCAATAACAACTGGATTTGAATCATTGTCAAAGAAATCTCTAACAAACACATCAAATGTACCATTATTGAATGATATATTAGCAATTGAGATTTTAACCTCAGTATTTGCACTATCCCCATCTGCTATTGTAATAAATTTAAATAGATTAAATACTTTATTACCTCTTAATTCAGAAACAACCCAAGGTGATTTTGGCGATTGATATTGTTCTAAATACCAACCAATAGATGTTGAGCTTTCACTTCTTGCACTATCTAAAGTAATTAATTCACAATTCAAACCTCTAATATAACCTTTTCTATAACCATAGTTTAATAAACTTTGGAATCTCTCCTCTAAGAAAAGAGGAACAACTGTTCTTGGTTTTGAGAAATTAGAATAACCAAAAACTTTACCAATGTAATTAACATCTGAATTAGAGAATGATGTTTCAAAGAAATAAGTGTCACCATCCTTACTTGTAACATTTACACCAAATATTGCGTATGGATTTTTAGTTACAGCTGAAAAAGAACCAGTACAATCTAAAGTCACATCTGTTAAACCTGAAACTTCATAAACGACACCATTATCAGTACTATATGTCGCGAGACCTCTTGAGCGTAATGTTGCGATAACCAAATCATCGTAATTAGTATATGCTGTACCTGAGAACACATAAATTGAACCAATCAACTTACCAGTATAACAATTAACTACAACTGGAGCAGTAGTGGTAGTTGTTGTTATTGGTGTCGGAGTTACACAAGGATTTGTTGGTGTTGGTGTAACTGTAGGTGTTGGTAATGTAGTTGTCGTTGTCACAGGGATTAATGTTAATCCTGATACTACTGAATAGAATGAAAATCCAGTATATAATGAATTAGAACCTTGATGGTCAAACAAAGCATAATACCAAGGATCATTAATTGGTGCAGTGTAATCAATTAAACTAGCGTCAACGTTATCAACTTGGAAAACATTAGTTTCTGCTGTATACCCAGTTGAAAAAAGATAACTATAATCACTACCTGATATAGGTCCATAATAATATATTGATTCATCTTCAGTTGTTGGTTCGTTCATCACATCAAATATTTGTTGTAACATACTTTGACGTAGCGTTGTAACTGAACCATTAAATTGTTCATATGGTAAATCAATTTTATCAATAATATATTGTGGTAATGTTGATAAAAACTCAATACTACCTTGACTATTAGTACAACCTGAAAAATCAATATCATAATCAAAAACTTCATAATCGACACAAACGGGGTCACAAGTTTGATATAAATTAAAATCAGTTACAGAACTAGTACAATAAAAATCAACCGTTGATTGATTTACATTAGCTACAGTTGTTATTGACCAAGAAGGTCCAGCATCATACCCTGATAGACCTAATATTCTTGTTACAAATAATTGGTTTGATTGTTGTAAATATGCCTTTGCAATATATGCTGCCTCATATTTTGGTATTTGTGTGTTAATAAATTTCTCAGGTGAAGTTCCACCAAAAAAAGCTGTGTACTCATCAAAATTTGTGATAAAAATAGGTTCAAATGCGGGCCCTTTTAAAGTTTCACCAACAATACCTAATGTTGTAACACCAACACTTTGAGATACAAAGCTTAAATCAACTTCTGATGTATAGACACCAGGTGATACGAAAACTTTAGTATTTGCCATTTCTTTTAATATTTAAATAATTTATTTTTAGATAAATATTAGACAAAAGAACAAAATACTTTACTTTATGATATGTATATATAAATTGAGTAGAATAAATTCTACCTTTTTTCTACTATGAATAAAGAGGTTAAAAAAATAAAGAATTTAAAGATATCCCTTGAAGTTCACAATATATTAAAAAACTATTGTGACAAAAATGGAATTAAAATGTATAGATTCTTAGAAAGGCTTATTGTTGAAAAATGTAAGGAAAAAAAAGATATCTATGGAGATAGTTAAATTATTTTACTAACGATTTGAATCGTACCCTCATTTAAAGGATTTAATTTAACCACTTCGAATTTTACAACATCACCAGTATTAACATTAATTACATTAACATCAACACCATAATATTCATTATTTATATAAACATCATAACTATCAATATTATTAAGATTAGTTATTGTTAAATCTGTGGTGTAATCAAAATTTTCACTTATAACGTTATTACCAATTTTAAATAATGCGGTTAAATTAATTTGGTCGTTAGGTATTTTATTTGATTTCCCTCGGCTAATTGTTCTAGTATCAACTTCATATACTTGTAATACTCTACTAATTGCTGGACTAACCTCAAATTCATTCTCATCTATTAAAAATCCCAACATTGTAAATTCATAACTTTGAATATAATATTTTCTCTTTTCCATATCCATTACAGATTCATCAGATATATTACCCATCTTAATTGGAATATAGTGTCCTTTTATAACTTGATATGCTTGTAATGATGAAAATTTTTCAATTACAACTTTATTAAATTGATTTAATTCTCTCATTCTATTACAAACAATTTTCACTTGAAATGTAATATCTACTGGTACTGGTTGTGGTATTTTATAAACATCCATACCAACTCTATTACCATCCCAAGTTGGAACTTGAGCGTAAAAAAATTGTCTTCTGTTTGGTATTGTATACTGTGTTGATGGATTTGTTCCATACTTTACTTCTGGAACTCTCACAATTGTAATAAATGGAGGTTCAACATTATTATCCAAATTTTGTATATCCCAAGTTTCAGTAAATTGTGCCCAATTTTGAGTTGTCATTAATATATCAATTGTTGGTATAACTTTACCATCAACAATAGTTTTTAATTCATTCTTAACAAAATCCAAAAAACCGCCATCCAAATCTGCGTGTAATAAAGACTTGGGTAAGTAAGTACCATCTTGGTTAATCTTATCAACCAATTCTTTCCTTCTTTCCAAAAGAATCTTTGGTTCAGTTAATGGTATATTTTTTTTTATTTTCTTTGGTAATGGCATATTAATTTTATTTAAGTTCTCGGTATTCTTGGATTTATTACTTTTGCAACACCTAAAAATTTTAAAATTGTTCTCAACAAATAATCACCATTCTTTATGATTGTAGATAACCAACTAGGACCACCAGAATCTGCAGAATCAACAAGCTGTTGTAGGTATTTTTGAAAAACTTCAAGAATATAATCATAAAGTTTTGGACCAAAAACATCAAAAGCGACTAATGTTAAACATTTTTGGAAGTTATTAAGTTTACCAAAAGCATCCATATCAACAAGATATTCACCTGTTTTCTTAGCACCGGTTAATAATTCCCTAAATGCAGAACTACCAACATAATTATCAAATTTTTGTACAATTGCTTTTACACCTCCAGAACCAACTGATACCTTTGCAGATGTCAATGAAATAAGTTCAAAAATAGCTGAAATGAAATAAGTAACTTGGTCAATTGTAGTTTTAGACCTATATGTCTGCATAGTATAATATAAAAACTTAACAACTTCTATAATTTTTGACGCTGTAGTACCAAAAGGAGGAAAAAATTGTAATGTTATTGATAGCACATCTAAAGCTATTTCTGTTGATGGAGACATCGCTAAAGGGTCTTCACTTATTATTATATTTGGTTCTGGACAAGGTTTATTTGGATATTTTTCTGACCATTTTACACAAAAATTTTGATAATTATAACCATAACCACTACCCTCAATTTTCCTTGGATCTAATACATCTTGTTTAGCAACAAACTTATCTGTTTTTGCCGCTTCTTTTGCTTGGTAATCACTAGCGATTTTTTGAAGTTGTTTTTGTTGAGCTTGTTGTTGAGCTTGTTGTTGTTGAACTTGTTGTTGTTGTTTGTATTGTTCTTGAGATTGTTTATTACCTTTGTAAGCATCCCACGCTAACCCAACATTTTTATTATTCTCATATTCTTTTCTAATCTGATTAGTAGTATTACTGTCCCAATTTTGTACTTTTGCATATTTTAAATATGTGTTGTAAAAATTCTGAAGTAACCAATTCCTAAATTCTCCACCAACTTTACCATCAATTTGGGCAATAGGTGCTTTACCATATAACAACCCTTCTGGTGTACCAAAAGATGATTGTTCATTCATAATCAAAAATTTTAATTGTGATTCCGTTATTATTATTTTCATAACCCTCTAAATTCTTTTTTTATTTTCTTTGTTAATAGCATTTTTGATTGTATTTTTAAATTTCTGAATTGTATGTTAAATCTAATTCATAATTTTTGACAAATGGAAATTTGTACATAATACTTTCTAACATAGTTCGGTCAATAAAATCTGACATTTGAAAACTCTCTTCTTTAAATTCATTGATGTCATATATTTTTTTGCCTTCTTCATCGAAGTATATTCCATATAAATTAGTGGTAAAAAATTCAATTCTTTTATTTGACACAATGATATCATAAACATCAAATGTAAAATTAGAATATAAAAAAAAACCAGAAGCAGTATAATTAGTAATTACTAACTCTTTAATTACCTCATCAAGATTAATCTCTAAAGATTTTGCTAATATCTCTGCTAACTCAAAATTATTATTTATTAATAAATCTTTAAGTTGTTCAAAATACTCTTTGCTCTCAACAATTAATTTATATTGTGATTCTGTTATTATTATTCTCATAATCCTCTAAATTCATTATCAACAACAGCCGAAGCTGTTATTGTTCTATAATATGGTTTATATCCTGCATAGTTATGTTTATTGTCAGATACAACCCTTCCATCATTATTTACAACATAATATCTAATTCTATTTTCAGTTTCGTTATAACCCAAATAATCACCAAAAGCAATATCAATTCCCAATTCATCCAATTGTTTTTGATAAATTGAAAATCTCATATTACCAGGTTCAGTTTGATTAATACCTGGTTTATTACCTGCAATTTGTTTATTCTCAGGTGCTGATATTTGAACATATCCTTTCAATTCAATTGGGGGTAGAAATTTAATCCCATCCTTTAATGCTTCACCATATACATCGTCAGTCTTTGTTTTCATTCTATCTATACGATATAATACAATGGTGAAATTCATATCCCCATATAACCATTCCTCACCCATTGATATATCCAATTGATAATCATTAGCGTCAAAGAATTTACCAATCCTTGTTATAGGTATTTTATTTGTCATATTGATAAATATTAAGATATCAACTATTTTTATGTTAAAAATTTACTTTGAGTTTAACAGGTAAAACATCTAATCTTATTGAATCTAAAGCACTTGATATTTTGGACACATATTCAGGTGGAAATAACTTTATTTTAAAACTAAAACATTACAAAGAAACCAATAAGAAATTCTATCCCACTCGTTCCCAAGCTGAATATATAATTAACTATCATTCAGTTGAACCAAAGGTTGCCAAGAAATGGGTTAACATTGAACCTTATTTTGCAAATAAAATTGCTGATGAAAAAAATATGTTAACAATCCCAACTGATATATGGGTTGAAAAGTTATTGGTGGATAAAGATAAATCATATCATATTTGGGGTAGATTTAACTCAGGTGACACTTTAACTGATATTTGGTTACCCAAGGCCGCATTATTAAAAACTCACAACACAGAGGAAGTTAAGATTGATTATTCAAAGTATGGTCATCGACCTCCACTTGAACACCAAAAGACCGCAATAGAAAAATTGGTTGGTAGTAAAAGATTTATTTTAGCAGACGACATGGGCGTTGGAAAAACGACCTCAGCAGTTATTGGGGCACTTGAAACTGATATAAAGAAAATATTAATTATCTGTCCAGCATCACTTAAAATAAATTGGGAAAGAGAAATTAGAAATTACACGGATAGAAGTGTTTATATATCGGAGGGAAAGAATTTTTCTACTGACCACGACTTTGTAATTGTAAATTATGATATCCTTAAAAACTTTTATGATTTAAAAGATAAAGAGAATTCGCCAATATCAAAAGCAAATTTTGATTTGGTTATAATTGACGAGGCTCATTATATTTCTAATCCCCAAGCCGCAAGAACGAAACTAATAAATGACTTTGTAAAGAAATCAAAATATCTTTGGTTGTTAACTGGTACACCAATGACAAATAGACCAATTAATTATTACAATTTATTAAATCTAATTGAAAGTCCTGTTGCTCAAAATTGGATGGCTTATGTAATTCGTTATTGTCAAGGTTATCAATTCAAAGCGGGGAATAGGAAAGTGTGGAATGTGAATGGCGCATCTAACTTGGAAGAGTTAAGAGATAGAACATCAAGACAAGTATTGAGAAGATTAAAAACTGATGTATTAGATTTACCTGAAAAAATTATTACCCCAATCTATTTGAGATTAAAATCAAAACAATATGAAGAATTGATGGGGGAATATTATGAGTGGTATAATAAACATCCAGAAGAATCAAAGTCATTAACTGTTCAATTCAACAAACTTATGAAAGTAAGACAAGTTATTGCTGATGAGAAAGTTCAAGAGACAATTGGTTTAATTGAGAATATATTAGAACAAGGTAAAAAGGTAATTGTATTTACGAACTTTACAGATAGTTTACAAAAAATACATTCCCATTTTGGGAAACAATCGGTTTATTTGGATGGGACTTGTAGTAAAGTTCAAAGACAATATTCGGTTGACCAATTCCAAGAAAACGATAAAATAAAAGTATTCGTTGGGAATATTCAAGCTGCGGGTGTGGGTATTACATTAACTGCGGGTGAGGTTGTGTTGTTCAATGATTTATCTTTTGTTCCCGCGCATCACCAACAAGCCGAAGATAGAGCTTATAGATATGGTCAAAAAAATTGTGTTTCAGTTTACTATCCCATCTTTGAAAATACAATTGAAGGTGTCATCTATGATATGTTGATTAATAAAAAGAATATCATTGACACTGTTATGGGTGACAATTTGGATAAGGCAGAATTTATTGAACAAATTATGAATAGGATTAACTCCCCCCAATGATATTTATAAGATATTTATATCTTATGGAAAAGAAATTAGAACTATTAAAAGAAACTATATTATTAGGTGAAAGTTTAATAACTGAAGCCAAGAAGATTGGTATTGATAAATTACCATATGGTTATGACTCGTTAACCAGATTCATTGATGTAAAAACAATGAATGTTCATTACAACAACCACTATAAAGGATATGTTAAGAAACTTAACGATGCTTTATCAAAAAAGAATTATGGTAATGTTGAATTGGAAGATATTATCAAATCAATTACAAGATATCCAAAAGTAATTAGGAATAATGGTGGTGGGGCTTACAACCATTCATTATTTTGGAAAATGTTATCCCCTAAGAAACAAACAATCAAAGGAGAAATATTAACCAAAATTAATAAAGAATTTGGGTCTTACAAAGAATTTAAGAAAAAATTTGAAGAAGAATCTATTGGAAGATTTGGGTCAGGCTGGGCTTGGTTGGTATTAACCAAAAACAATAGATTAAAAATTATGACAACACCGAATCAAGACAATCCTCAAATGAATGACATTGATGGTGGTTATCCTTTATTGGGATTGGATTTATGGGAACACGCCTATTATTTGAAATATCAAAGTAGTAGAGACGAATATATTAAAAGATTTTGGGATGTTGTGAATTGGGAATTTGTTAATGATGTTTATTTATCAAAACTAAAAACAAAACTAAAAGAATCTATAAAATCTAATGAAGTTATTACTGAACAAACTGAACCTTTATCACCAAGTGGAAGAATTAATTATGCGTATGTTCAAGAAAGATTAAAAGAAATATACCCAACATGTTCTCCAGAAATTATTACTAATTATTCACCTAATAAACATATTGTAAACCCTTGTTATGGTGGTATTAAAACTATTGATTGTGACACAAATCTTGGTGTAATTGGAGGGAATTTTGCGGTAAGTCAATATAATGGTATTGGTGAATGGTCTTTATTAAATTGGTTTGATAATAATATTACTATAAGTAATACAATATTAAAGATGTATAAAGACGAGAAAGAAGATGAACAAGACTTAGGTGATTGGTTTATGGAAAATAAGGAAAAAATCCTAGGTAATGATGGTGAACACGCCAAAACATTAGCAGAAATATTAATGAATGTTAAAACAAAAGAGGGAACATTAGATACTGGTATTAAGCGTGAAAATATAGCTATTGAATTATTAGATTCAAAAATCAAAAATTTAACTTATTTGAGATTTTGTGATGGTGACAAAAGAGATAAATATAAAGGACAAGATATGATGTTAACGAAAGATGGTGTTGTAAAATACTTACAAGTAAAACCTACAACCGATTTATATCAAACTAACAAAAATGGTGAGACAATTTATGTTTTCAAAAGCAAAAATAAATACACAACATACAATGTACAAATATTTGGATTTGTTAAAGATGAAAACGAACACATATTTTTTGATTTTGAACCCTCAAAAATTGAAATAAAGGATAATGGAGTACAATCCAAAGAAAGATATTCTTATATCTTTAAATCTAATAGTTTGAAATTTAAATCAAATACTTTGAATTTAAGAAAACTTTTTACTGAATCTATAACAAAAAGGGAATTATTAAATGAAGCTAAATCTGATTTTCCAAATTTTAAAACTATGCGTAGTATAATTCAAAGTGTTTATGATAAATGTGATAGTAATAATCCATTTGATGGTTGGGTTAATGGTTGTAAAGGTGATTTAAATATACCAGAATGTGGTCCAACTAATATTGGTATTATTGGAGGTAAATATACTGAAGAAAGATATGGTGGAAAAGGTAATTGGTCATTAGTAAATAGATGGGATGCGAATAGTAATGTCCATAGTGAAATAGAAAAAATATATAAAGAAGAAGCTGAAAAATTTAAAAATGAAAATAAAGTAAAAAAATACCCCATATCATTGAGGCAATGGATTGATGACAATAGAGTTGATTTATTTTTAAATGATGGAAAATGGATTGATAGATTGGCAAAAGTCTCTATTGAAAACTTTGAACAAGGTTTAAAAAATGAAGAATATGGAAGAGATATGATTAATTTAGCCTTCGGTTTAGATAGATATAAACAAGACATTGAATATAAAATTAATTTTAATTGTGGTGGTTCGGTTGCAGACACAAAAAAAGGGCAAGATATCGTTTTAAAATTTGAAAATGAAGAACCAATACATTTCCAAATAAAACCTATAAAAGAAGGGTATGTTAAAATTTTTAATTCTGATAGGGGTAAGTATTATAGGGTGGCATCTTGGCATGAACACACAAAATATAAAGAAGAAAATGTTGATTTAATAGTTTATGTTAATCAAGAAAATAAAGAATATATCATTTTTGATAATGATTTTTCAAAAATAATAACAACACCAAATTCTAATTATAAAAGAAATAATCTTGAAGGTGATATAAATATACCTAAATACATTTATTATTATGAAGAACCTTTTAATACTAATATGACTAATATAGAGTTAATATCTCCACAATTAAAAGCTAAGGCAAATCCAAGGCTAGAAAAAGATAAAGACCAATTAATTAAACAATACCAAGAAAGAATATCTTATTATAAAAACAAATTAAAAGAATTGGGAATAAATGATGAAAATATTTCTGAAGCTATTAGGTTTTAT